AACTATGGGCGACTGCCCGCAGCATTAAATTGAAGGAAGCAAAATGAACAAGATCATCATAACAAACGCGCACGCACATGGCTTTGCATTTGCCTGCGATACGGAAACACAAGGGCAAGTCTTTATCCCGGTTCACATCGCTGACGGCTTTGACCTTGCACCGGGCGATGAAATAAACGCTGTGCTTGTGCCTAATTATCAAGACAAGTCAGACAAAGGCACGCCGTGGCAGGCTGTGAAGTTGCAGCGCGATAATGGAGTTTGCGAAAAAGCAATCATAGATAATTCGCAAACATTAAATAATGAAGCGTTGGACGCAGAAATTATGCGTTATATTCTTGCTGGCGGGTATCACACCACCGCAGAGCTGGCGGATTATTTTGAGCTTGACCACAAGACCGCAGGCAACGCAGCCCAGCGCCTCTTTAACTCCGGCAAGATTGCCAAGGCAGACGTGTTTAATCGCGTGGGCCAGCAAAGGCCAACAATGATATTGTGGGCCGCTGCGGCTAAAACATTTATTGAGGTGGTGTGATGAGTATATTTCTGAACCCCAAGCAGATTGGAATTGGTCCGGGTAACTGCGAACATGAAACTATTAGTATAAACGGAACCCACTCAAGCCAAGGTGTCGAGTTCTATGATGATGCAAGAAATTTCTCATATAACAGTCAAGTAACGATCTATCGAGGCGAGTCTCCGATTATCTGGCTAAAGGGTATGGTGGTAAACAATTTGATCTGGTCAATAATTGATGGATCGTCCGATACCCACTTGAAGGCTCTTGGCGCCGGGATCGAGGAGGAGATTGAGCGGAGATCCAGACAGACACGGACAAAGCCCGGACATGTCCAGCCTGTCCGTTAAGGGGTAACAACTTCACGAAGTCATTACCCCCTTAACAAAATAGAACTTCTAAAAAATAAAAGAAGTTCCCCCCCTGAATTAGGTATTGCATATGCAAAACATATATGCGAACAATGAGGAAACGGAGGAAAACATGACAATTATCAAATCGGAAGACATGTCAAACGAAGAGTATCATGCGCATCATGCGTTTGGCTCAACGTCAATTAAAACCGCAGCAAACAAAAGTATTGCGCATTTGTTCGGCGCTGAGCGTAAGGAAAGCCCGGCATTTGCATTGGGCAGCGCGGTTCACGCTTACTTGTTGGAGCCAGAGAAAGACCTTGTTGTGCGCGGCCCTGAGACACGGCGCGGCAAGGCATGGTCTGACTTGAAAGATGAGTGCGAAGCTGCTGGCAAGATATTGCTCACTGAGGCTGATTATGATCTGGCAAACAAAATGGCAGATGCCTGCCTGAAGAACCGCATGGCAAATCATTTGCTCACAAATCCTGACATGTTGGCTGAGGCTTCATTCTTCGCCACTGAGCCAGACATTGACATTGACCTAAAGACGCGCCCAGATGGCCTCCTGCGCAACGCAGGCATTGTACTGGACATCAAAACGACCCAGGACGCATCACCACGAGGCTTTGAGCGTTCTGTGCGTCAGTTCGGATACGATTTGCAGGCTGCATTTTACATGCACGTCTTGAAACTGAACGGCATTCGTGTGGAGAACTTTATCTTCATCTGCATCGAGAAGGACGCGCCGCACGTCACTGCGTGCCATGAGCTTTCGGAGATGTATTTGCGCCACGCTCACAACCGTATGCTTTCTGCATTGGTTGACATAAAGCAGGCGATTGAGACTGAGGAATATGTCACGAATTGGCCTGACTTAAACACGATCCACTTGCCAGCATGGATGGACAGTGAAGAAGCGTTTTAACCTATCCCAGTGCAGGGGTGCTGCACAACATTGAGAGGAGTTGCAAAATGCAACACATGATTACAGAAGTCGTCGCACGTTACCCGCGTCTAAATTCCACTTACAAGTTCGATACTTACGAGAACAAGTCGGTGAAATGCGATGCGTTTGATGACGGCGCAGCATACGAAATGAGCTTCGTAATGTCCGATGAGAAGGCAAAGGAGCTGCATCGTATATGTATGGAGGCGTATTCTAACGCTGCGGCGTTGGACACGAAGCGCAAATGGCCAGAGAAGCCAACAATGCTTCCATACAAACGCAATGACGATGGCGAAGTCGTCGGCAAGTGCAAGCTGAAAGGTGCTTACGGCGGTGACAAAACACAGCCACCAAAGCAAGTTGATGCTCAGCGCAATAAGTTGCCGGATGATTTCATGCTGACCAGCGGAAGCAAGGTCAACGTGGCCGTTGTTGTTGTGCCATACAATACAGGTAGCCTGAATGGCGTGTCGCTTAGGCTGCGTGCTGTGCAGGTCTTGGAGCTTGCAGAGATGCAAGGCTCAGATGATCCGTTCACTTCGGTCTCTGGCGGCTTTACGTCCAGCGTGACGGCAACGCCAGTTGCAGCTGCGGATGATCCATTTGCAATACCTGTATCCACACCATCGCCAGCAGCACATGCTGGCCTTGACGACGAAATCCCGTTTTAAATAAATCAGAAAAGGAAACTACAATGGAAGTTACTATCGTTCAAAACATGCCTATCCCAAGGGCCAAAAATGGCCGAGCAGGCTCCGGTTCAAGATATAATGCAATAATTGACCAAGTGTCGGCTGGTGATTGCGTGCAGTTCAAGGAAAGGGGCCAGCAGCGTTATTTTTGGGGTCTTCTTCGTAGGCGAGGAGTGTCATCGACAACTAGGAAGCATGATGGCATGTACTGCGTTTGGATCACAGCATGAGCGAAATGTTTTATGCAACTCCAAACCAGATGTATAGGATCAACAAGCTCACACACCTACTGAGTGGAGCTAGTGGGTCGCCATCTGCATCACTGCCCATATCAAAGTCGGATGCAGACGCTCTGATAAAAGATATGATTAAGGCAGAGAAGTTGCTGAGCAACTCAGATACCGAAGAGCCTAAAAGGGTTAAGAGGTTGAAGAAGGCGAAGCCAAATAGAGATGACCAAATAAAGGTTATAAAAATCTCTATTTAAAAAAAGTGTGGCCCGACACTTACATGCCGGGCCACACAATATCATAAGAAACCCACCACAATGAAAAGGCGATAAGAAAATGTTATCCGATCAGAACAGAGAAAGCAAGTTTCCAGCCGCTCGCTGGTCGGAGTTTGGCAACACGATCATTCGCAGTCTTGAGTTGAAAAAGACTGCGCAGGGCGAGTATCATGGCCCATGCCCATCCTGCGCTGGCACGGATCGGTTTTGGATTAAAGAGTTTCAAGGCGAGGTCATGGTTCATTGCCGCAAGTGCAATGACTATAAGGCCATCAAGGACAGGCTGCGCGATATGTCTCTCTGGCCCCAGCCGGGGCATACGCCGACAGTGGAGGTAAAGAGAGTTGATATTGAATGGCCGGAGCGTGACCCTATGAGCAGTCACCCATACCTTGAGAAGAAAAAGATTAAACTGCATAACGCCAAGATTGACGGCGACACGCTAACCATACCAATCATTGATGTGAAGGGCAGGCGCGTAGGCGCGCAGTTTATTGATGCTGACGGCAAGAAAAAGTTTTCCTACCAGCTGCCCGTGATCGGCAACTTTAGCGTGATTGGCGGCCCCATTCGTGAGTTTGCATATGTTGCAGAGGGCTGGGCAACAGCCGCGACTGTGCATGAGGCCACGGGCAAGCCATGCGTGTTTGCTTTAAATGCAGGAAACATTTTGGCTGTGATAGACAACCTGCAACAAGCCAAGCCAGATGCCGAGCTTGTCATTGCTGGCGACAATGACGATGCCGGGCGCAAGGAGTGCGAGCGCGCATTCTCTGAGCTGGGCGTTGAGTACATCCTGCCCGACATGGATGGCTGGGATTACTCTGACGTTTGGGTAAACCAAGGCCCGGCAGCGGCGAAGAAAGCATTGACCGTGCAGAGCGTCATGGATCAAATCTTCATGCCGGATGAGGCTATTCCCCAGCTCAGCCGCAACTATCTTGTGAAGGGCTGGCTTGGCGAGGGTCAGATGTCTGTGATCTATGGCCCGTCAAATGTTGGCAAATCATTCTTTGCCCTTGATCTTGCATGGCACATTGCCTGCGGTGAGGAGTGGAATGGCCACAAGGTTATTGGCGGCTCCGTCTTATACCTCGCAACCGAGGGCGGCATGGCGTTCCACAATCGTGTTGTTGCGCTAAGGAAAAAGTATCCAGAGCATAAGAACGTGAAGTTGGCTGTGCGCCCGGCCCCGGTCAACCTACTTGACGGCGAGGTTGACATGGCTGTGCTTGAGAAGCTGTGCCGTGAGGTGTCTAAGAAGCACGGTCAGGTGAAGTGCATATTTGTTGACACGCTCAGCCGCTCAATGGCTGGCGGCAATGAAAACTCGCCAGAGGATATGACAAAGTTTATCGGCAACTGCGATAAGCTGCGCGAGATTACAAGCGCACACTTGGACGTTGTTCACCACTCCGGCAAGGACAAAGCCGCTGGTGCTAGGGGGCATTCGAGTTTACGCGCCGCGACCGACACAGAGATTGAGCTTGATTACGATGAGAACACTGGCCTGCGCACGGCAAAAGCCACGAAACAGCGTGACATGGAAACAGGCGTTATATTTCAGTTTAAGCTGAACGTCATCGAGCTTGGCGTTGACGAGGATGGTGACAGCGTTACGACTTGTACTGTTGTGCAGGCCACTGAAAGCGAGATCGAAGAGGCCAACAAGCCACGCATCAAGGGCAAGAACCAAGTCCTGATCCGCAAGGTGTTTACGCAGCTGCGCGGTGAGGGCGTTGGGCAACCAAACCCCGGAGGGGTTGGGTGGCCAGAGCCGAGAACATATTGGGTTATCTCTGAAGAGACACTGAAGGATCACTTCATAGGCAAGGTAACAACTGCATCCAACAAGAGCCAAGTTTACAAGCAAGCTGTAGACGCGCTTATTGGCGCTGGCCATATGGTTATAAACGATGGCCATGTGTGGTTCACTGACAACGAAGGCAAATGCAAAAACGTATAAGGAGGAAGGCTATGGAAGATTGGATAAACTGCCCTGAATGCGATGGCGAAGGCGAGGTTGAGCGCGATGTTTGGGTTCGCCAAAGCTCAACTTGGCACGGCGACTTCGGAAGCCACATGGAAGAATGCGAAGTCTGCAACGGCATAGGCCAGATAGACCCCTTGGAGGACTACCAGTGAAATACGATCCAGATGCGCTCACCCGCCACGTTCTTGACTGCGCTCAGCAAGGCATGTCACAGATTGAAACCGCAGAATTGCTGCGCGTATCACCGTCAACAATATATCGCATTTGTTCGGCTGCGAACATAAAACTCGAAAGGAAAAAACGTGAGTACGGACCAAACTCAGATTATTATAAAAAGGCTGGAGCGCAACAACAGCATAATGCTGACGGAGCAGAAGACAGCGATGAGGCCCAATCT